CGTAAGTGGGAACACAAGCCTAAACTTAGGATAATCTTCTCGACTGCTAGCAGTACTATAGCAAATAAAGCTGAACTTATTATATAAGGTAACCAACTCATTTTGTAGATCTCCTTCAAACTTGTGGTCATCAACATCAATAGCACACCAACCACCCCAATCAACTACATTGTCATTAGCTCGAGTTGTATTGGGTTGGTAAGTGGCAGGAGATATTAATTGTGCTTCTTCTTTAGACTCAAGTGGTTGCTTAGACAATTTATACAACAGATCTTTAAACTCATCAAAACTAGATAAGTCCATGCGACGATGAGTTTTATTATCAAATACACTCTTAAAGAGCGTTAGAGAGATCTCCATGATTATCCTCATGACTTGGTGGTTGCCATCCACCAGGTTTTAATAAATCAGGCAAACCAAAGCGATTTGGTCTACCAGGTTTTACGCCTGCTTTTTTGGCCATATTTGCTTTATAAATTTCATCCCATGCTTTATTGGCATCTACACCAAAAACGTCGAGAGTACCGATAGCAAAAACACAAAGGTCAATAAGACCGTCAACGGTTTCCTCGGGATCGCCATTATTAATTGCTTGCATTGTTTCATGCAATTCCTCATTACACATCAAAAGACGAAACATAAGATACTTTTTCATAAGATCTTTGTTGTCTTTGTTATTTTCAAACCAATCATGTACACCATATTTCTGGTGCATTTCATTGATATCTTTTACCCAATTTTCACTCATAGGCCTATTATACTCCATTTTTCATTTTTTGTACATACTTTACACAAAGAAATCTTCTAGTGTTGCTTGTTCTTCGGCTGACCACCCAACCGCATTGAGAATAAAGTTAAGTGGCTCGATGAAAGTCTTTTCGAATTGTAAATCATAATCAACATATCGGTGTAGCTTGAATTCTTCGGGCAAAACATCTGGATATGCGATTACGTTTTCTTGAATTGGATTTGGAACTTTAAGATACGTGAATTTGAGGCGATCACCATTTACAACCGACTCATACTTTTTTGTAAGCTTATGTTGTTTTAAGTATTTGTTATATAAGATAGCACCACGAACATGAATCGGTGTACCTTTCTTATATGAACCACGTTCCATCCAATCCGTAATATTAGATATAGATCTTGGAAAACTTACTTGCTCTGGAGGCAGACTATTGAATTGTTGTCTAAAATCTGCGATATATTTTTGAGTTTCGGCCTCTGTACCAGACAAGATAATCTTAAAGACTTCTTTAAATTTGTCACGTACTACTTCAGGTGTAGAAGATTTAATAGCCTCGATGCCCATAATTTTGAGTTTTGGCTCAGCATATTGTACGCCTTCGTTATTATGAACATTTAGAATATAGCGTTTCTTTGCTGTCCAAATACCACGATCAGCAATAACTTCTCTACCCATTTCCATACGATTTTTATGGCCATTCATATTTTTAAACAATTGTTTATATGCTTTGGCTAATGCTGGCTCAAAATGATCTTTACATATCTTATCTAAAAATTGAACTGGATTCTTAGGTTTTAATAACCCAACCAAAGGGCCAAAATTAACATACAAAGAATCAGTATCAATAGCAATAACATAGTCTGCATCGGTTTTTAATAGTTGATTCATGGTCATATTCATAGCTTTTTCAGCCCATTGTATAGCAAGCTGACCAGATAAAGTTACGCCTTCGGCAAGTCGCAAATCAAAATATTTAAAGTATTGATTACCCAATGCACCATACAGTGAGTTCATCAAAATCTTAATCGCCATTTGCTGGTTACCAAGAGTATTTATTTCATTTTGTAAACTTTCGTCTTTTGTTTTTTGATATTGTTGCTCAGTAGCAAGCATCATATTTTTGATAGATCGACGTTCGTCATAGTAATCTTCAATAATGCTTGGAATTACACCATCAATATCTTTACGATATGTAGAACCATTAGCTGCTACTGCGTAATTACTTTCAGTTGGAAGTCCACCATTCAAATAATGGTCAACACTATTAATTTGATTTTGGCTAATCAAAGTTTCGGGTGACATATTGTTTTGAACAATAATATTAGGATATAGTGAATTTAAATCGAATGATACAACCCAATCATGAGCACCAACCATAGGATCTTTTACATAACCACCAGCAAATTTTGATTTATGTGCTTCAGGTGGAAAAGCAGGTGGTACAATTTTTTGTGAGTTAAGTTTACGATAGATGATTGATTCCCATATCGCTGTAGTACCAAATGTATCTTGATAATTTACACCACCTTTATATGCGATAGTCATAGCCAAAGTAATAAGACCAAGTTTATCTTCGAGACGATCAACAAGTTGTACGTCTTTCATATTATAGTCGATATACTTTTGGAAATCATCTTTATAAAGATTGCGAAGAGAACCAGATTCTTCAAACGAAAGCTTTTTCTCGCCAAGAACTACATAAGCAATATGGTCAAGTTTATATGATTCTTGTGGACCATATGTATAACCAAATTTTTGAAATAATTCGAGGTAATCGAGTGTTTGAATACCTTTAATATCGTATACATCTTCTTCTTTACCACGACGAGTAATTTTACGATAGTCTACCATACCCCATGGAGAGAATCGCTTGATATCATTAAGACCAAGGATTTTGGCACAACGATTAATAAGATACGGAATATCAAAGAATCGAGTATTCCAACCTGTGATAACATCAGGCGTACGAGCAGGATCTGACCACCAATTGAGAAATTGACGAAATAAATCTTCTTCGTCATGACATTTAGTATACAAAACAGGTTGAATAAGAGCTTTATCTGTGTCGAAATCACCATAACCCCAAACCCAATACACATCAGATTTGCTTGATTTTACAGTGATAGCTAAGACACGTTGATTGGCTTCAGACGGATGTGGAAATCCATCATCGTATTCAGTTTCGATATCGATCGTGGCCACATTAATAAGCTCACGTTTAAATTCGATTTGTTTTGGAAACTTAGATGTGATGTATTGATGAATATAATTTGGATTACCAAACACAGATCTATTAGCCACATCTTTATTTGATTCGAGCCAACCTTTGGCATCTCTCATAGAATCAAAAGACAGTCGACCAACTTTTTGACCATATAATGATCGCCAACCTGTATCTTTTTCAGACATAACAAAAAACTCTGGCGAAAACTTATCCTTACGATAAACATTTTTGCCAGAGTTATCATAGCCACGGTACAACATAGAGTTACCGTAGCGAACTACAGAAGTGTAAAAGTTTGACATAATATAATTCTAACACAATTGCGTTGGAATGTAAACCGCTAAATGCGTTCTTGGTCTAAAAAATATGAATAAGCTACTTTACCAGAAGCAATCATACAACCTTCACCAGTTCGTTTAACTGCTCTAATATAAACAAATTCATCAGGTACTTTAACCCATAATGAGTCAGCAACTCCTTCGGTAAAAGTCTGACCCATCATAATCATAGTATATTGTTCATCATTTAACCATTGAACAAGTGAAACTAAATCACCGCACATAGCGCCAACAAATCTTTGTTGAGCTTGTTGAGCACTAGATGATAATGGGATCAGGCCCAAAAAACATATTGCTAATACTTTACATAAGTTCGAAATGTGGTCCATCGATAAAAGGCCTCCGACCTTGGCTTCGACGAAGATCTATATATGCGTTCATAGCATCTTCAGCCGATCCAGGGTAGTCCCTAATATCTCCTTCAGACCAAGCGGCGCCCCACTTGATCGCTACTCCAAGCTCTTCAGCGGCTTGTTTGAAAGCGTCACAAATATCGTCGTATACATTAAGTTCCCAAACTACATCCGATCCATCGTATGCTACTACATCCACGGCATGTGAATAACCGGAATCTTGAATAAGATGTTTTGATTTCATTGTTTGAGAACGTCCCGAAGCAACAAGCTTCTCTTGTTCTTCAATTGTCCGTACTCCATATGTTACACCAAAATCTACTTTTGTGTATTCAATTGCACGTTCTACAACGGCAACCATATCTGGATGTACACCTTCTAGTTTTCCACGGCTTCGTGACGATAAACTAAATCCCATAGTAATTTCCTTTGATTGTTGCTATTAATGTATATTTATATTAAATGAAAAAGGGGCAATAAAGCCCCTTCCATCATTTTTCTTTTGTTGTTACAAATTCATAAAGCTTATCAGCTTGTGCTTTAATTTCGTCAGGTGTAATTGCCTTTGGAATATAATTTTTATAAGCTTCTAATGCTTGTTCAGCATTGTCTTTATACATGTCCATTGCTTTATAAGCAACTTCCATTTGAATATCGTATTGTTTGTCAAGCATTTCTTTTGCCATATTCAATACATCGTAACGAATTTGATAAGGGTTATTTGCCATTTTGGCCTCCTGTGTGTTGTGTGTGGGAGAGGAGCTTAACGCTCCCCTCTAAGTGATTTTACTTGCATCATACAATGTTTTGCTTCTTCATAATAACCAAGTGAAGCAAGATGCGCTGCGGCTCTACTATATCCTGCTATTTCACAGAAATGATTAAAGCCTGACCAAAAACCTTGAAGAGGTGTGAATGTGTATTTCATTACTGTATCCATTACACCCACCCCGTTAGGTTTTGATTTACTGATCTTTTCATATCAGTATCACCTTTAGCGATTGAATAAATGTCGCCTCTGGCAATTCCAATATCTGTCAATTCTGCATCAGTTAACCGTGATAATTCTTTCACAGTTTCATTGATTTCTCTTTGACGCTTTACGTATGCGTTCCAAGATCGAAGAAAATCGAAAAGACCTTCAAGCGGTTTCGTTAAGAAGTTGCTTACTTCCAGTACTAGTTGAGTCATTTGTTAATACCCCGTTAATTGAAATTTTACGGGGACGCTTCTCTTCAGGAAGAATTCGCTCCAAATGAATTGTAAGTAATCCATCTTCCAGATCGGCTCCAGTGACTTCTACAAATTCAGAGAGCCTAAATGACCTCTCGAATTTACGACCGCTAATGCCCTTGTGGACATAAAGTTCTTGATTCCGACGTTTTTCTCTATCACCTCTAACAGTAAGAATACCATCATGCATAGTAATATCAATGTCTGATTCTTTAAATCCGACAACAGCAAGTTCAATGAGATACTCGTCTTCAGTATTTTTTACTACGTTATGAGGTGGATATTTCCCGTGCCGATGATCAAATGTCATTTGCTCGAGTTCGTTAAAGATGTGGTCGAAACCCACGAATGCTCCACGAGGGAAGCTAAAGTTAGTAGTCATATTTGACCTCCTATTAAGTAAGGTTGTAGATGGACCCATTATTGGCATCCATACATTATATATAATTATTAATTTTTAAAAGTACATAGGTTAGAATTAATTTTTATTTCCAATATTATATTTAGGGCATAAATTCCAATTGTCTTTATCTTTATAAGAAATAATTTTAATTTGACGAAGTGGGGCCAATTCTTGTAGATTATTCTGTGATTCAATACTAATAAGACCCCAATCACTCATAAGCTGAGCAATCGTATTCCTACGCGCAATATCATTTTCTTCTAAATTGGATTTCTTTCCGTCAAGTAAAAATAATTCTTTGAAATGTACAATAAAATATCGACCTTGTTTATGTAAAATATGACAAGATTGATATAATTTATTATCTTTACGTGAGGCTACACCGATGCGAGTTAGTGTTTCTCTTACTTTGAGAAAATCATCTGGCTCGTTGAGTGTGACTTCTAACATAGAAGCAGGTGTCCACTCGACTATATTATTTTCTTCCACCTTTATAAACCTTCTTTTTCAATATATTTAGTTGTTCTTTTGTAAGAAGGGACAAGGCTTGTTTAGCTTTTTCATCATTATACCCATAATATTCCTTGACTACTTCCACATCACTTACGATCTCAGGTTTATTCCATTTTGAGAATCGTTTCTTTTTTCTAACTATATTTATAAGAAAATCGTTTTGTAACTTATTGTCAAGGTGG